TTCCAGGACTCCGCAGGCACCACGCCGGTCACGGGTGTGGAGCAGGTTGTGGGGCTGATGCTGGACAAGTCGAAGGGGTTGGTGCTGGGGCCGGAGTTGAACGGCGACCCAAGTCTTGTTGGCAACGGATTTTGGGGAGCCAACGCAGGCATCACGGTTGGCAGCGGTAAGGTTGCGTACAGCTCTGTTTCTGTTGGAAACGCGCTGTTTAAGACCAATCTCTTAACTCCCGGAAAAACATACAGAATTAGCGTAACGATTGCAAACTATGTATCTGGAGCAATCGGAATCGAAACGCCATCACCGCAAAGTGCAGTTGCAACTGCAAATGGTACGTTTACATGTACTGTGTTTTCATCAGGGAATGTAGTTTATCTGACGGCGCGCAACGCAACGACGACGCTTGACATTACCAACATCTCCGTCCGCGAACTCGCAGGCAACCACGCCACTGCCACAGGCTCTGCTCGGCCTACGCTGTCGGCGCGGGTGAATCGTTTGTTGAGCACTGAAACTCTTGCAACTCAAAACGTCACAACGGTGGCGGCAACATATACGCTGTACTTTACTGGCACTGGTAGCATCACGTTATCTGGCACGGCCACGGGAACGTACAGCGCAGGCAGCAATACAGTGACTTGTACTGCTGGCACGCTTACGTTGACGGTAAGCGGCACGGTAACGACTGCCGACCTCCGCGTCGCCAACGACGGCGTAGGCATCCCGGCCTACCAGCGCGTCAACACCGCCACGGACTACGACACTGCAGGCTTCCCTGTGTACCTCGCGTTTGGCGGGGCGCAGGCTATGAGCACGCCTGCGAATGTGGATTTCTCTGGCACCGACAAAATGACGGTGTTTGCGGGGGTGCGGAAGCTGAGTGATGCAACAGTTGGCGTCGTTTTGGAATCCAGTAGCAATAGTGGAACTAACGCCGGCACGTTTTTGATGTATGCGCCCGCTAATGCTGCTTTTCCTGATTACGGATGGCGTTCAGGAGGAACGACAAGACAAACTGTTGCGCCCATTACTTATGCCGCTCCAATTACCAACGTGCTTACTGGCGCTGGCGACATTAGCGCGCCAGCAGCAACGCTACGAATTAACGGGACGCAGGTTGCATCTAGCGCGGCATCGCAAGGCACCGGCAACTACGGCTCCTACCCCCTATTCATCGGCTCCCGCAATCTCGCCAGCCTGTTCTTCACCGGCAGGCTCTACTCCCTCATCACCCGAGGCGCGGCAACTGACAGCGCCAGCGTGGCGGCGGCGGAAGCCTGGGTCAACCAACGCACGGCGGCATACTGATGACCACACACACCTACCGATGCATGATCGTCCCCGACAGCGAGGTAACACTCGCCCGCGAGGCATGGGCTGCGCTGGACGCGGAGTACAGCCGCGAATTCCGCATTCCGTTGGCGGCAGCAACAGACTCTGCCGTCATCACGCACTGGATGTCTGCCGGCCCGGTGACGACGACGGCGGCATATCTGCTGCCGCTGAAGACTTGGGACGCTGAAGGCCAAGAGCACATCTACCCAGGCCATCCTGACAAGGTAGCCGCACAGTGCCGGGACCAATGCTTGGACATCACCGACGAGCAGATTGAGATGCTCTGGGTGGTAGCAGATGTCACCGAGCAGCCCATTCAATCTGTTCTTGATAGGCTTGGTTTGGTTTATTATCAAGAAATTCCTATTTCTACAGAGTAATAGATATGCCCTATATGACCGATGGCAAAAGAGACTATAAAAAGCAACAGAAGTATGATGGCAAGCCTTCTGTTGTTGCTGACAGAGCCCAAAGAAACGCTGCTAGAGCTAAATTGAAGCAAGAGGGTGTTTCTGTTGCCGGTAAGGATGTTGCCCATAAGAGGGCGTTGAGCAAAGGTGGCTCTAATGAGAGGAGCAATTTGATGGTGCAGGCTCCTTCAAAGAATAAGAGCTTTCCTCGAAACAAAGATGGGTCAATGAAATGAAAGACAGCAGACTCACCAAAGCAGGCGTTAGTGGCTACAACAAGCCTAAGCGTACACCTGACCATCCAACAAAGAGCCATGTTGTTGTTGCCAAAGAAGGTGACCAAGTAAAGACCATTCGATTTGGGCAGCAGGGTGTTAGCGGTAGTCCAGCCAAAGAAGGTGAGAGCGCTTCTTACAGGAAGCGTCGTGAGAGCTTCAAAGCTCGTCATGCTTCCAACATTGCCAAGGGCAAGATGTCAGCGGCCTATTGGGCTGATAAGGTGAAGTGGTAATGGCTCGCACCAACGAAGCCCTATGGGAGAAGGCTAAGGCAGAAGCAAAAGCCAAGATGGGTGGTAAGCATTCTGCTAGGGCTATGCAGCTTGCTGGAAAGATTTACAAAGAAAAAGGTGGTGGCTATAAAGGATCTAAGACAGAGGCTCAGAAGAGCTTGTCTAAATGGACTGACCAGAAATGGACAACGAAGTCTGGAAAGCCTTCGTCACAAACAGGAGAGCGTTATTTGCCTGAGAAAGCCATCAAGGCATTGACGCCTGCTGAATATGCTGCTACAACGCGGGCTAAGCGTGAAGGCACCCGTCAGGGGAAGCAGTTTGTTGCTCAGCCTAAGAAGGTGGTTGAGAAGACGGCTAAATATAGATAGGAAACATCATGGTTCTTCCACTCATTGCTAGGGGCGTTGGTGCTCTTGCTGCTAAGCAAGCGTCTAAAGAAGTTGCTAAAAGGGCTCCTGGTCGGGCTGAAAAGTTCATGGGAATGGTAGATGAAGTGGCTCCTGCTCGTCTCACTGACAACGTTATGCGTGCTGGTGAGAGAGCGGCTGGCCCTATGGCAGAAAGAGGGATGTCTGCTGCTACTAAGGCAGGTCTTGTTGGTACTGCCGCCGCTGCAGGTCTTGGTGCTGCTGCTTTGCGTTCTCGTCGTGATGAAACGCCTACAGCTTCCCGGCAAGAAACAAGAATGCAGGAAGAAGAAGCTGACACAGCAAAGCCAGCAGCAAAAACAGCAGCGGCTAAGAAGAGTGCTACACGCCTTGCTTTTGAACGTGAATTTGCTAGAAACAGAGCCGCTGGCGAAAAAGAATTCACGTTCAACGGTGAAACATACACTACCCGTTATGATGGAGAAACAGCAGCCCAGCATCGCAAGAAGATGGAAGAAATTGTTGACAGAGAGAATAGACGCCGTGCTATGGACGATGCAGCTAAGAGAAAGGCTGGAGAAGAAAGACAAACTTTGAAGGCTGATGAAATGCGTAAAGGCGGTATGGTGAAGAAGCAGGGCTACGCCAAGGGCGGTATGGTGAAGGCAATGTGTGGGGCTTCTATGCCTCCTGCTCAGAAAAGGAAATAAACATGGCTACAAGAGGTTCTTTCTTTACGCGTGGTAAGTCTTCTTTTGCTAGGACACCTGTTCCTGCGCCTGCTCCGAAGCCTCAACAAATGCCTAAAGCTGCTGTTGCTGCTCCGGCTGTCGTTGCTCCTGCTGCTACAAATACATATAACCAAACACAACAGGATGCGATTAGAAAAGCCCAGCAATCTATGGCAATGCTGCAGCAGCCTCAAATGCCGGGAGCTTCTACTCCTCCCAACCTTGATGCACTTATGGCATCATTTAACAAAAGCCAACAAGCATCTGCACAGAATTTTAATCAGCAGGCTGCATTTAACCAAAGTCAACAATCTGCTACCCAGCGTTTCAACCAACAAGCCCCGACGATGTCTCCGCAAGCAGCACAACAAGCTGAGGCTATGGGACCTAAAATGCCTGGGATGAAAAAGGGCGGCGTTGTCAAGAAGAAGCCTGGATATGCCAAAGGCGGTGCTGTTGCTAAGAAGACAGCAACTTCTAAGTATGCCAAGGGCGGTATGGTTGCTGCTAATTGCGGTGCTTCGATGAAGCCTCAACAAAGGAAGAAGTGATGCCTGCATCAAAGATGAAGATGTGTGAAGGATGTTCCAGCCCTGCTGCATGCAAGAAGGCTGGTAAGTGCCTGATGAAGGACAAGACCAACAAGCCACAGCGTGGTGCTAAGGGTATGGCTGTCCTCATTGCTGTGGGTATGCCTAAAAAGAAAGGTCGTTGATATGCCCTCCTGTGGAACAAAGAAAATGGCTGGTGGTGGTGCTGTTAGTAAAAACAAGCGTAGCTATGACGGCGGTATTTACACCGCTGAAATGGGTCCTCCTCCGTTTGACATTGATATGGGTTCTTCTCCTAAGCCGACGAAGAAGGAAATGATGCCTCCCAAGCCTGCTCCTAAGCAGAAGCTGAAGGAAGCTCCTCGTGACCTGATGCCGGAAGACTTTGCTCGTATGAAGCGTGAAGAAGAGGCTAAGAAGAAAAAGAAGATGGCTGCTGGCGGCGCTGTTAAAAAAGAAGACAAACAGAATCAAAACGATCTTTTGAAAGAAAGAGAACAACTGGTGTCGCAGAGAGAAAAACTTTTGCGTCCTGGTCGTAATATTTTTGAAATCGCTGCAAGTAGAGGTGTTGCTCGTCCTTTGCGTGCTGGCAGCACTGAAGACAAAACAAGGGTCATGGATGACAGATACGTTAAACCAGGGCAAGGAGATAAAGACGCTGCTGCTGCATGGGATTCTCGTATGAACTATTTAGATTCGCGTATTGAAGATATTGACTCACAGCTTAAAAAGCGGTCTAATAAATTCGCTATGGGTGGTGCTGTGCAGCAGGCTAAGGTGGGGAAGGTGATGAAGGAATTCAAAGCCGGTAGCCTTCATAGTGGCCCTGGCGGTAAGGTTGTTAAGAGCCCTAAGCAAGCAATTGCCATCGCTCTTAGCGAAGCTCGTCGGATGAAGAAGAAGTAATGTCAATTACTAGCTACCCAGCACTGGTAACACTAAATGAGCCCGTCTCTGTTGGTGGTACTAGTGCTGACGCTTTTGGTCGTGTTAGGGTGTCTCCTCCGGTCACGATATTCGACAGCCAAAACAGATACGCAAAGAGTAGTGATTTTGATGAGTCTCTATCTGGTAGTGCTACTAGCACTCATGCTCCTAATGAATCTTCTGTCCTCCTCAATGTCACTAGCGCTAGTGGAGACAAAGTAGTCCGAGAAACAAAGAGAGTGTTTCCTTACCAACCAGGAAAGTCTCTGTTGGTGATGAACACCTTTGTGATGCCGACAGCGCATGCCAATCTGCGCTGTCGTGTTGGCTATTTTGGTACACAGAATGGTGTGTTCTTTGAAAGAGCAGGTACAGCCCTTCGGATGGTGAGACGTACATACACCAGTGGTGGTGTTGTTGACAACGTCGTAGACCAAGCCGATTGGAATGGAGACAAGCTTGATGGAACAGGCTCGTCAGGGCTCACCATTGACACAACAAAGGCGCAGATTTTCTGGCAAGACTTTGAATGGCTTGGTGTTGGTAGTGTCAGAACTGGTTTTGTTATCAACGGAAAATTCATTGTCTGCCACACGTTCAATCACGCAAACATTCTCGCATTGGTGTACATGACGACGGCAGTGTTGCCTATTCGTTATGAGATTGAGAACACAGGTGCTACAGATGGTAGCAGGACAATGAGGCAGATTTGTTCCACCGTCATTAGCGAAGGTGGATATGAAAAGAAGTCTGCTTTGCAGACAGCAAGGATGACAACATCTAAGAGCGTTGGTACATCGTTGGTTCCTTTGGTGTCTTTGCAACTAGATAGTGCTAGACTTGATGCTGTTGTCATTCCTGATGGTTATAGTGTGCTTCCGTTGGCTTCTGCGTCAACAGAGTTTGAGATACAGCTTATTAAGAACGCAACACTGACAAGTCCTTCATGGACTCAGACAACGTCGGACAACGTTGAGTTTGATATTACAGCCTCGGCTGTCTCTGGTGGCACTGTTGTTGATAGCTTCTATGTAAAAGAAAGCAATTTGGCGTCTGCTCAAGCTTCAAACAACAAAGACTACAACTATGCAATGCAGCTAGGACGCACCTTGGCAGGTGTTAGTGACACCTACACCGTTGCTGCTCGCACTATCAGCGGTACACAAAGCGCCATTGCTACGTTCTCGTTTTGGGATTTGACATGACAGGAAACAAAAATAGGTCTGTTGCTAAGGTATTGACTACGTCAACGGCTGACATCTATGTTGTTCCTGCAGCTTTTAAGGCTGAGGTAGATTCCATTGTCATCACCAATACCAGTGCTAGTGATGTTAGGATGGACTTGAACTGGTATGAAGCAACGACAGCAACGTCGTATGCTCTTGGCAACGATGTCATCATCAAAGCCAACAGTGTTGTTCAACTCACCAACGCTCTCTACCTAGACAAAAATGACAAAATCACAGGTAGTGCAGTGGTTGGTAGCGTCATCACTGTGACGGTGAGGACTAGGGAATACTTTGCAGAAAGGCTGTAGCTATGTTTGCTCCTCTTGTTGCTATCTGTATCATTGGTGGAGAATGTGATTTGTTCACTAGAGCAGACAACAAGATGTATAAAACACAGGAGGAGTGTTATGTAGCCACTGTTGAGGATGTGAAGCAGCTATCGGAACTGCTTGAGAAGCGTGGAATAAGGGCTACAATTGGTTTTAAATGCGAAGTACCAAAGGATAGGGTGTAATGAAGAAAGAACTTTCTGAACAGCAGAAGAAATTCCTTGAGGTTTTGTTCACTGAAGCTGGTGGAGATCCTGTCAAGGCTAAGGTGTTGGCTGGCTATCACCCCAGCTACAACACCAAAACGCTCATGGCAAGCATCAAAGAAGAGGTGTTGGAGGCTACCAAGCTCTACATTGCAATGAACGCTCCTAAGGCTGCTATGGCCGTTATTGGAGGCATTGACGATCCTACGCAGCTTGGCATCAAGGAGAAGCTGAACGCTGCTAAAGACCTTCTAGACCGTGCTGGACTCATCAAAACTGAGAAGATTGAGGTGAGCGGCGGCGGTGGTGTGATGTTGTTGCCTGCTAAAGACAGTGAATGAGAGAAGTTTAGGTAGCTGGATTCTTCCTCAGCCCGTAGAAAAGGAACGATATGTTCCAATTCCTAAATGGAGACACACGTTTATTGTCCCATTTGGCTACGAGGAGAAGGAAGGAGACAACGATTGGCTCTACCCGATCAAAAAAGAGCTAGATGCTCTTGAGCAGGCTAAGAAATACGTCAAGAAATACACCTATACAGACGTAGCAGCGTGGTTGACAACACAAACAGGTCGTAGTATTACAGGGCCTGGGTTGAAACAGCGCATACAAAGCGAAATAGGAAGGTATAAGCGTGCTGGATTCTATCGATCCCTTGCTAGACGGTACAAAGAAGCTCTCCAGAAAGCCCAAGAGTACGAAAAAAGGCTCGGAAAAGCAGAAAAAACAGAGTTCTTTGATTCAGACCCTTTCATCCAACTCAGCAGAGATTGGGAACAAGCAGATAGAGATTCCGAAAGGGTTGGAAGAGGAAAACAACGTCGTATTCAAGCCAAATCCGGGGCCTCAGACAGCGTTTCTTGCAGCACCTGAGAGAGAAGTGCTCTATGGTGGAGCAGCCGGTGGTGGTAAGAGCTATGCCTTGTTGGTTGATCCTCTCCGGTACATCACACATCCTCAGTTTTCAGGGCTCATTCTGCGTCATACGACAGAAGAGCTTAGAGAACTAATTTGGAAGAGTCAAGAACTCTATCCAAAAGTTATTCCAGGAATTGTTTGGAGCGAGAGAAAGATGCAATGGCAGCATCCCAACGGGGGTAGGCTGTGGATGTCCTACCTTGACAGGGATGATGATGTGTTGCGCTATCAGGGCTTGAGCTTTGTCTATGTAGCCTTTGATGAGTTGAACCAATGGAACAGCCCTTTTGCATGGAACTACATGCGAAGCCGTCTGCGTACAGCAGCGCCTGATTTGCCTGTGTATATGAGAGCAACCACCAACCCAGGTAATGCTGGACATTGGTGGGTGAAGAAGATGTTCATTGATCCTGCGCCTCCTGGGCAGGCTTTTTGGGCAACAGACATTGAAACTGGAGAGACGCTCACCTATCCTAAGGGGCATGAGAAAGAAGGACAGCCGCTGTTTAAGCGTCGGTTCATTCCAGCAACTCTGAGGGATAACCCCTATCTCTACACAAACGGCGACTACGAAGCCATGCTGTTGTCGTTGCCAGAGACACAAAGAAGGCAGCTTCTCTATGGTGATTGGGACATCGCTGAAGGTTCGGCTTTTCCTGAATTTAATCGGAGGCTGCATGTTGTTGAGCCTTATCGCATTCCTAGTGATTGGCCTCGATTCAGAGCGTGCGACTACGGCTACGGGAGTTGGTCAGCAGTGCTCTGGTTCGCCGTAGCACCTGATGAGTCTTTGGTGGTATACCGTGAGATGTATGTAACGAAGGTGTTGGCTGAAGACTTGGCTGTTAAGGTGTTGAATGCTGAGGATGGGGAGAAGATTAGGTATGGTGTTCTAGACAGTTCTACTTGGCATAAGCGGGGCGACACAGGGCCTTCAATTGCAGAACGAATGATTTTGAAGGGTTGTAAGTGGCGTCCTTCTGACAGAAGTGCTGGTAGCAGAATTTCAGGCAAGAACGAAATTCATAGACGTCTTCAGATTGATGAGTTTACAGAGAAGCCTCGTATCACCTTCTTCAATACCTGTACCAATCTCATCTCTCAGCTTCCGTTGATTCCGTTGGATAAGAACAACCCAGAAGACATTGATGTAAAGTATTCTAACGATCACTTGTATGACGCCCTTCGGTATGGCGTTATGTCTCGTCCTCGTAGCAAGTCTTTGTTTGATTTCGACGACGACACTAGACAGAAATTTGTTCCAGCCGATAGCCGGTTCGGCTACTAATGTAGGAAAACTATGGCAAAAGAAATGGACACCCCCTTCACAGACGACAAAGCCATTGCTTTGCCGGATACAGATGCCTTTAAGCCTGCAGCTATTGCTCGGTTTGTTGAAGAGCGCTTTAGCCGTTCAAAGACGGCTCGTCGTTTTGATGAAGAGCGTTGGCTTCGTGCATATAGGAACTATAGAGGAATCTATGGTCCTGACATGAAGTTTACTGATTCAGAGAAGAGTCGGGTCTTCCTTAAGATTACGAAGGTGAAGACTCTGGCTGCGTATGGGCAAATCATTGACGTTCTCTTTGCCAACAACAGCTTTCCTTTGTCTGTAGAGCCGACACAGCTTCCTGAAGGCGTAGCTGAGCATGTGCATGTGGAGACAAACCCACAGGCGGCTAACGCTCCTCAAGCATCAGCAGCTCCCGATTTGGGAGCAATGTTTGGTTACAAAGGCGATGGTAAGGATCTCCCTCCGGGAGCCACTCCTCAATCGCTTATGGAGCGTCTAGGGCCTCTTAAAGACACCTTTGAAGGTCTTGATGTCAAAGAAGGCCCTGGCGTCACTCCTACTTCCGTCACATTCAGCCCTGCAATGGTTGCAGCAAAGAAGATGGAGAAAAAGATTAAGGATCAGCTTGATGAGAGCAGTGCAACCAAGCACCTGCGCTCTACAGCGTTTGAGATGGTGTTGTTTGGTACAGGCATCATGAAGGGTCCTTTCGCTGTGGATAAGGAATATCCAAAGTGGTCTTCTGATGGCAAGTATGAACCAGTCATCAAGACTGTGCCGCAAGCAGCCCATGTCAGCGTGTTCAATGCCTATCCAGATCCTGATGCTGCGTTCATGGAAGAGGCTAGCTATTTCATTGAGCGACATAAGCTGAGCAAGACACAACTGTTGGCTCTAAAGAAGCGTCCGATGTTCCGCAACAGCGTCATTGATGAGCTGGTTGAAGAAGGGCCTAACTACATCAAGGAATATTGGGAAGACGATCTCAATGATTTCACCCCTAATGCTGAGGTGGAGCGTTGGGAAGTTCTGGAATTCTGGGGTGGTGTCAGCATTGAGATGCTGAAGGAAAACGACATTGCTATCCCTAAAGAGCTTGAGGACAACGTAGAGTTGCAAGCAAACATTTGGTATAGCCAAGGTAAGGTGCTGCGTCTTGTCCTCAACCCATTTAAGCCTTCGCGTATTCCCTACTATGCTGTTCCGTTTGAGCTGAATCCGTATTCGTTCTTTGGTATTGGCATTGCAGAGAACATGGATGATAGCCAGACGTTGATGAATGGCTTCATGCGTATGGCTGTGGATAACGCTGTTCTGTCTGGAAACCTCATCCTTGAAGTGGATGAGACCAATCTTGTTCCTGGTCAGGACATGACCATCTATCCTGGCAAGATTTTCCGCAGACAAGGTGGTGCTCCTGGTCAAGCCATCTTCGGGACTAAGTTCCCCAACGTGGCTGCAGAGAATATGCAGCTATTTGACAAGGCTCGTGTGTTGGCTGATGAAGCAACAGGTATGCCATCGTTTGCACATGGACAAACAGGTGTCACTGGTGTTGGTAGAACAGCCTCTGGTATCTCAATGCTGATGAACGCAGCTAGCGGAAACATCAAGACGGTGATTAAGAACGTTGATGACTATCTGCTGCGTCCTATTGGTGAGGCGTTCTTTGCTTTCAACATGCAGTTTGACCCAACACCTGACATTGTTGGTGACTTGGAAGTGAAGGCCAGAGGCACTGAAAGCCTAATGCAGAACGAAGTTAGAAGCCAACGTCTGCTTCAGTTCTTGCAAATCATGCAGAACCCTGTACTTGCTCCGTTTGCTAAGCTTCCCTACATTGTTCGTGAAATTGCTAAGAGCATGGATCTTGATCCTGACCTTGTTTCAAACAACATGGACGAAGCATCTAAGCAGGCTCTTATTCTGCAGAAGATGACACCGCCGCCTACGGCGTCGGCTACTCCTGCTGAAGGGGCTCCTCAACCCGGTGGAGCACCTCCTGTTTCTGACATGACAGGTGGTGGTGGTGGGAACATTGGTGTTGGTGCAGCACCTCGTCCGGGCGAACAAGGCTTCAGCGCTGCTCCGCAGGTTCCGCAAGGGATGGCAATGCAATGAAGGAAAAGCCTTGGCTTAGACGGCTTGTTCCCATGACTAACCAAATGCTCTGGGAAGCCTTTGATGACATGCTCAACTATTCTATTGAGCTTCAACGAAAGCAAATGGAACAGACTGACAACGCTGTGGAAATCTACAGAGCACAAGGATCGATACAGTCGCTGAGGCGGCTGAAGCTTTTGAAGGAAGAAATACAAAATGCTCAAGCGCAGAAGTAACATCCCAGGCTTCCAAGAAGGAGGCACTAACGTTGATCCCGTCAGTGGCAATGAAGTGCCTACTGGTTCGTTGCCTGAAGAGGTGAGAGACGACGTTGATGCAAAGCTGTCTCCTGGTGAGTTTGTCATCCCAGCCGATGTTGTTCGCTTCATTGGTCTTGAGCGTTTGATGAAGATGCGTGATGAGGCTAAGAAGGGCCTTCAACGCATGTCTGAAATTGGTCAGATGGGTAATGCTGAAGAGGTTGGTAAAAAGTCTAACAGCACCTATGAAGACTCAGAGTTTGAGAGCGAAATTGACGATATCCTTGAAGAGATTGCTTCAGAGGAAGAAGAGGACAAGGGTGGTGTTGAAGAGCAGACAGACAAGATGATGGCTGCTGGTGGCTTCATTGGCAGCGGCACCGACCTCACCAAAGCGCCTAAGAACCCCACATTTGATGTGCGTTATTACAAGAACGATCAAGGCAACGTGATGTTCATTACGCACATCAATGGAAAGCCGATGACGCCCATTCCTGAAGGGTTTAAGCTTGTCTCTCAAGAAGAGGCTCAGAAGGTAGGAATGTCTGCTGATGCTGCTAAGAAGACAGCGGCTGCAACAACAACACAACCTGGGACACAGACAAACCTTGGCGAAGGTGCTCCTGGTTATTCCAGCGGAGACCTCACACCAAGCCAAGAAAAAGCAAGAGCAGAGACATTGTCAAATGTGAATGCTTATCTGACATATCTGAGCCCTGTGGCGAAGATGCAGGCAGTGATGGATCGTGTTAGCCCGAGAACACCTGCTCCTGTAGAGGACATTTCTGTTATAGACAGAGGAGCACAGTCTGTAGCTTCGTCGGCCTATTCTTCTGCTATCAGTCTTGGGCTGAGTGAAGCACAAGCTACAACAGAAGCTGCCAAGGCTGTTGATGCCTTTAATAGTGGGAAGTCCCCTGCCGATGCTATTTCTGGAGTCTTTGATGCAGCAATGGCACAGCAATCTAAGGGTGTTGCTGCTGAGCTAGAAGCAATGAATACGAAGACAACGGAAGACGACACTTCTAGTGCTCCTAGCCGTAGCTTAACTGTAGATGCAAGTGGTGGGGATGGTGGCGGTGGCAGTTATGGTGGTTATGGTGGAACCACCGGAGGAGGCGATACTATGGGATTCGGCGGGGAGTACGCTGAAGGCGGTCTAGTCAATCGCCGTCAATACCCAGCAAAGAAGAAGCGTGGCAAAGGTCTTGCTGCTGCCAAATAATACCCTATAATTTACAAGCTAGCTCTGGAGTGGCCTAACTAGCTAAGAAACAACAAGCCGCGTTATTGGCTACCTATTTCCCAGGCAAGAGAGCCTGCTACTGATAGCCCCAACATTAGAGGAAAGTAAATGACTGAAGCTATTGCAACACCTGTTCAGGTGAAGACTGTCCCTTTTTCCATGCGTCGAAACAGTAATGAAGACCGCATCCGTCAAGATGAAGAAGAACTGGAGAAGCTGAAACAGCAGTTTGAAGAAGACAAGAGTGCTCCTGAAGCCAAGAAGGAACAAGAGGAAGAGGAGCCCACCAGTGCTGAAGAAAAGACGTTTAAGAAGCGCTATGGCGATCTTCGACGTCACACACAGAAGCTTGAAACAGAGTTCAAGAGTCAGATTGATGCTTTGAAGCAGCAGCTTGAGGCAGCGACAAAGAAGGAAATCAAGCTGCCCAAGAGCGAAGCAGAACTCAATGCTTGGGCAGAGCAATATCCAGACGTATACAAGATTGTTGAAACCATTGCCATCAAGAAGGCCAAGGAACAGGCTCAGTCGCTAGAAGAGCGGATGAAGAAGGTTGATGAGATGGAACAGGCAGCTACACGAAGCAAGGCTGAGGCTGAGCTGATGGCGCTTCATCCAGACTTTGACCAAATCCGAGACGATGATGCTTTCCATGATTGGGTTGAGCAACAGCCTATGTGGGTGCAGAAGGCTCTGTATGAGAACGACAATGACGCCAAGGCTGCTGCCCGAGCTATTGATCTGTACAAGGCTGATAAGGGCATTGCGAAGACTAAGAAGACCGACCCCAAGGCAGCGGCTATGGCGGTGGATACACGCCGTGGACGTACAACCCCGTCTGTTGAAGATACCGATGGTGTTTTCTATGAGAGCCAAATCAATAAGATGTCTGACAGAGAGTTTGAAGCTAAAATGGAAGACATTGAAAAGGCTCGACGGGCAGGCAAGATTGTCTTTGACATCTCTGGTGCGGCTCGGTGAGGCTTGACAAAACGATGCTGATGTGATTTAACAGCATCTGCGTGTATAGGGCGAAAAGGGTAGCTCCCCTGTCTGTGCCGTTCCACAGACTAGCCCGTTTTTCTGAACGGGGAAGATATGGGAGAAATTAACACATGCCGCTATTGCGGGGAAGAAAAAGACATCACTGCTTTTGTAAAAAGTAAGAAGAGCAAAACAGGTTACAGAGTCATTTGCAAACCTTGTCTGAATGCACAGAAGAAAATCTATTTAGATGCTAATAGAGAACAGCATCGTCAGTACATGAGAACGTACAGGAAGACATGGGGAAAAAGTATTCATCTAAACATTGACTCTAGAATACGAGAGATAGTATCTTCAGCAAGAAAAAGAAGACCTTTTGATTTTTCCATAGATTGTCAACACGTTAAATCTCTGTGGGAAAATCAAAACGGTTTGTGCGTGTACACAAAACTGCCGCTTACACTAGAAGCCAACCAGTTTAATACTATCAGCATAGACCGTATCAATAGCTCTATAGGCTACACTAAAGACAATACTCAGTTAGTTTGTAGAGCAGTAAACGAGATGAAGATGCACAGAGAGGAATCTTTGTTTATACATCTTTGTCATGTAGTTGCGCTAAATAATCAGGATAAGTACACCCTATCAACTTAGCCGATACTGTATAGCGGGTCATGAGCGCTATCCAGTGTCCACCTAATAAGAAAGGCCCTTGTTGAGTTATTAGCGCTGTGCTAAGCCATTAAAGGAGAAATATCATGGCCTTTGCAAGTGCTTCCGGGTACAGTAATCTTCCCAACGGGAACTGGAGCCCCATTATCTATTCCAAGAAGGTCCAACTGGCCTTCAGAAAGTCGTCTGTTGCCCAAGCTATCACGAATAGCGACTATTTTGGCGAAATTGCCTCGATGGGTGACAGTGTCAAGATCGTTCTTGAGCCGGAAGTGAGCGTTCGTCAATACGCTCGTGGTACGCAAATCACGGCGCAAGATCTTGAGGACAGCGA